CGATGGATCGCGTGAGCTCGAGCACACGGTCGCAAGCCGGTCCGACAACGGGGCAATTGCCATAAGCATACTTAAATGACAATGCCATTGCCCTCATCAAGCCCTCATGGGTCTTAGTTTTCGACCGCATATACTGTTGATCGATTAGGAAGATCTTCAGTAAGAACTTCTTTGGATCAGTCAAGCAGTCATCGGAGCCCATGACGCCACAAAACCCAGCAGTTGTGTAGTTTTGGTGGTGGGTCATTTTTATGACTATACCCAAGTCATTGATGAGTTGGTCAGACACAGGTGTGAAATTGACCAATCCGTCGTCGCCCTCAAACACACCCCGAAAGAACGAATTACCGTCTCTCATGGATTTCACGGCATCGCTCATGCTCATGCCCGGCCTATGTGTTTTCCAGGACATATAAGCACTGAGTAACAGATTCAACAATCCGTTATTCGATGATGTGAACAATGCACCCGACATGAGGGTTTCATCCAGCTCAGCAGTCACGCCACCAAATTTGCAGATCTGGCGTTGTGATATCAGAAGATAGAGCAATCTCAAATCCCTTCTGGCGAAACGTACCCCACGCAATGACCGCATTTGGTGCATGAAACGGTGACGCATTATGCGGGCAAACACCCCGCGGTGGTGGGCTTCGAAAGCTGTGTAATCAGTGAGCGTGACAGGATCGTAACCAAACAAATCCCGCAATTTCGCGGGCCTGTCATTCACATTCTCACCTTTGACAAACCAAGACATCGAAAATAATGCCTTATCACAAGCCTTCACCAATGGGCCAAGCAACACCTTCAATTCGTCCACAAATGAGTTTATAGAGCGTGGGTTCTTTGGCTCCATATAAAACTCACTCTTAATGAAGGACTTGTTGACGAGGTCCAATCCCACCAAGTTGACCATCCAGTCACGAACGGATTTTAGGGACGCCTTGCGTGCCGCGGTATAATTGGCTTCGGCAAGCCAATCCTCATCAGTCGGGATCGAGGAAAAATCCACCATTGGCACCAAGTTATCTATGAACATTTTAGCAAAGGACTCAAACTCGACCTGGGTTTCCACTTTACCCAGAGGCATTTCCACGCCGAACCTATTAATGATGGAAGCCACCTTGTTACAGGGCGCCTTCATGTTCGGAAAAAATGGTACCCCTCTGAGGTCGCCAGAACTGTTCACTATGCGATGATGGCCGATTGCTGCTACTGGCATATAATCGACATCGCACCTGGCGGTAACTTTAATCCCCAAGGTCGGATCTGGTTTTTTCTGTTTGATGGGATAATCTCCCACCATGTAGCCCACAATGTACCAGATCAAGACATTTGGGCTGACCCGTTTTCCATGCCACCAGAAGCACGACTTGCCGTCTGAATAGCTTGGAAAACGGGCAACAGCACTGCTCCGTGATCCACGAGATCATCTGTGTCCCGGGCCACGAAAGCTGACTGGCGGGCATCTCGACTTGCTCGGCCGACAGCCGCAGTGGTTTGGTCGATTGAGAATGGCGCATTCTCGGCGAGAAGTGAGTAATTCACTTTGAATACGTTGTCTTTGATTACAACGCTGCTCAACCAGCTGAACTTCCTAACTGTGATGCGGACAAACGCGTGTTTGTTCCCAGCACCCACGTTCGTTGAGGTGTCCCTAAAAGGACGGTTGTCCGAACCGTCCGGCTGGTGATGTGCGCCAGGCCCAACGATACTGACGACATGTTCATAACATGTCAGATCGTTTCGGAGCTTACTGTAAAAGCCCCTGCCATCGCCATGTGATCGGTCATGGATTCGCACCAATTGCAAGTGACAATACTTGACGGCCGTCGCCAAGCAGCTCTTGAATAAATAGGCCGATCCACCGATTGACAGGTATGCCAACGAGAGGCCTCGTTCATACCATTTTTTGGTGAAGGCGTTCAACCCACCATCGAAATCGATCCAGT